GGTGCTGGGTCGTAGTTCAGCGACCCTCACCGGCGGGGGGGTGACGGATTACTCCGCCGATTTGGATCTGGACGACACGTTCGACAGCGAAGTGACTGTCGAAATCCAGGGCTCGACCGGAAGTCTGCAGAGCGTTCTGGTCCGGTACCACGCCGGGCCAGAACCCCTACCTGATGCATTCATGGTGGGCCCCATGGGGCTCGAGGAAACGATCACCGAGGCTTCTTGGTCCAGGGTGATCACGCTGCAGGTGCATGCGCGGTACTTCCGGGTCGGGTTGACGGGCAACGGACAGCATCCCGAGGGCTCTGACGCAGTCGTGACCTACTACTACCAACCGAACGTCGTGGTGCAGCGCATCATCGACGGAATTCCAAAACTCATCGCCTGAAGGAACCGACATGGCATCCAGAACGACTCTCGCGGCCCGAACGACCGCGTTGCTCACGGGAAATGGCACCGTGGACTACGCGGCAGATCTCGACATGAACCTCACCCTGGATGGGTGGGTAACGGTCGGGATCACGGGCACCAAGGGCAGCCTGACCAACATCATCACGGGCTTCTACGCGGGAGCCGCCGCTAACCCGACTCAGCCCATTGGGACAGGGTCCGCGATCCTGACCGAGACCCTGACGGATGCCACGTGGACGCGGTCCATCACGCTCCGGACAAACCACCGATACTTCAGGGTGTCGGTTGCGGGGACCGGGGCTGACCCCGCGACATCGGACGCCGTCATCAACTACTACTACCAGCCAAACACCATCACGGGCGCCGTCAAGCAGGGCGTCAACGTCCTGAGCACCTGATCCGTGACGCTGTCGTCGGCCGAGATCGAAAGCCTGCGCTTTCACCTGGGATACGGGAATGTGGGGCTGGGAGCCCTCCCGTACACCCAGGACGGGTACTGGTCGGTCTTCGACTCGATCGTCAGCCCGTATCTCGGAACCGGAACCGAGACCAGCGCCACGACCGCCATCACGGCCGGCAGCACGACGGTCGTGACGCCGGCGGCCATGACGGGTATCGCGGTCTACGGACAGCTCGTCATCGACGTGGACGACTTGACGGAGGTCGTGACCGTCAAGGCCGCGACGATCTCGACCTTCACGGCCACGTTTGCCAAGGCGCACGCCGACACCGGGTACCCGATCGCCACCATGTCGGGCAAGGCCCGCCTCAGGATGTTGCTCCGTGAGGCCGACGCGGCATGGCGCGAGGTATCAGGCGTCAGCATCGCGGCTTCCTCGGGGCTCAAGAGCGTCGACAAGGCCGACGTCGTCTGGCAGGATTCGGGGTCGTCCAACCCCGCTCTGTCCGGGCGTCTCTTCCACTACCGCACCGTCGTGTCCTCAATCTCAGCGCTGGTGCGCGTTCCGATTCGGGGCGCTGACCAGTACCACGCCGTCATGCTGGAGGCGTTCTGATGCCGTCCTCGTTCAACCTTGCCACTGCCATCACGTTCACCTCTCCGGCAGCCGCTTCCACCGTAGTCCAGACCGGGACGTGGGACGACCTCGAGGAGTACGACTGGTTCACCCTGATCGGCATCCTGACGGGCGCCACGGGCGGGACACTGGACGTCTACCTGCAGTCCGAGATCAAGAGCGACGTGTGGGTCGATTGGGTCCACTTCCCGCAGAAGGCGGCGGCGTCGGCCGAGACCCGAACCGCCATCGACTGCAGGATGTCGGAGTCCGCCATGGCCACGACGGGCGGGGGCTCCACGGCGGCCCCGGGCGTGGCGCTGGCGGCCTCCAAGGTCGCGTTCTCCCATCCCGGGGGTAAGGTGCGGGTCGTGACGGTCGCGGGCGTTGGGACGTCCGCAGGGGCCGCCCAGACGCTGTACCTGCTCCGGTGGCGCCAGCGGTGACGCTCGCCGAGGCGCTCCGCCCGACGCTGTCGGCAGCGCGGGCCATCGCGGGGTCCCTCGGGCTTCATCCGTACCGGGTCTACATCCGCTCTGGGTCCTGGGCCGGGACCTACACGGGCGACGGTGCCGTGACCGTGACGGAGACCGAGGTCACGGAGAACGGGCAGCCCCCGAAGGTCAGGTTCGTCTCGGACGAGACCGTCGCGCTGGGCGCCGTCGCTCGAGGCTCCTGCACCATCGGCCCTATCACTCCGAGCCATTCGAGCGGCGGGACATCCATCGCGCTCCTCGAAGGTTCCTCCCTGGTGGTTGGTCAAACGTTGCACGCTCGCCTAGTCCACTCGGATGGTTCGGAGACCCGATACCGCGTGACGGACGTCGCGAAGGATAGCGCGCTGCACTACACGCTGACGTGCGAACCGGTGGGTGAATGACCCAGCCAGTCCTGCTCCGACAATGGGTTGACCCACATGTGGTGGGACTTCTCGAGGAGATACTCGAACAGGCGAAATCTGGCGATGTTTCCGCGATAGCGGTGAGCATCATACGGCCAAACGGGTGCGTAGGTTACCGATTTAGATGGCAGAGCGGACAGGTTGGATCGCTTGAGCTTTTGGGGGCCATTGAGTTGCTCAAAAGCAAACTCGTGGCTCGACATTTCGAGGATCAGGAGTGACCAGCTCGCTCTACCGTCAAGTCGGCGGCCACGTCTACCCGGCGCTCGCGTCGGACCTGGACGCCCAGGTCTCGCTCGACACCCTGGACCCGGCAAAGCGGCGGCTGCTGGCCCTGCTGAAAGCGGCCCTGAACGCGGAACTTGGAGGGGCCTGGACGGTCGTCTCGGCTGCAACGCGCCTCACGGGGACAACGCCGGTCCAGGACGCCTACCCGTACCGCCCGACCCCACAGCGTGTCCAGGAGCGGAAAGCGGGTTGGCCCGCGCTGTACCTCCACCGAGCCGGCAAGGCATCGTTTGACGAGTTCACGGTGGCGCTGCAGCGCAAGACGCAGCCCTGGCAGCTCCACTACATCCTGGGCCCGCTCGAGATCGGGGACTCCGCGAAGCTCGAGGACGCGCTCTGGATGGCGGCAGACGTCGTGGCTTCCGTGCTCGAGTGCGGGTACCACCCGGCCTACGAGAGCGGCGCCATGCAGTTCGGGTCCGACCAGGCCGGAATCGCGGTCGCTCGCATGACGGGTGCCGAGGTCGGGGAAGCGCTGTTCTCAGCGGGCGACAACGTCACCTACTACGCCTGCCTGATGGACCTTGAGACCGAGGAAATCGGGCGGTTCCGCGACGGCATCGCGACCCCGTACGACGGCATGTCGGCGACGTACCACGTTGGCGGGTCAGAAGGTCTGGTCCCCGACTTGCTCCAGACCGACACCGACGACCACATCTGATGGGCCCCATCAGCATCCCGGAGGTCCGGGTCAAGCATCAGCGGTTCGAGCACGAGCTGGAGAAGATGGTCGACCGGGTCTCAACCCAGTCAGGAAACCTCGCCCGTCGCCACGTCTACCAGACCCCGCACTTCAAGCCCAGGACCGGGAACCTTCAGCGGTCGACGGACTTCCGAGTAGTTCGCCTCAAGTCTGGGCGTCGCGTCAAGATCTACAACACGGCCCCCTACGCGGCCGCCATTGACCTCGGGGCTCGGCCCCACATCATCCGGGCTCGGAAGGCGCGGGCCCTGCACTTCAACTGGCCAGGGTTCTGGTCGGTGTCGACCAAGAGTCCCGAGTGGTTCCTGCGCTCCGTACACCACCCGGGCAACAAGCCCTACCGATTCCTCTGGCATGCCACCTGGGGCGCCTACCGGTTCGCCGGTGCTCGGCTCCGACACGGCATGACGCTTCTGGCGCGCAAGTTCTGACCGGCCTTCGCCGGGAAAGGCACAACCTCATGATTCTCGCCGTATGCCCCTCTGGTTCCACGCTGGTGCCGCTCAAGCACCCCGCGGTGGGACAGCCGGTTCGGTACGTGGGCAGAACCTACGACCCGAAGCTGAATGGCTGGCCCGCTGACAAGGAGCCCATGCGGCTCGACACCTCGAAGGTTCCGCCGGCGCTGGTCGCGAAACTGAGGAAGCGCGCGGGGACGGGCGACATCCTCCCCCATGACCCTGAGACGGCCGCCGCGCTCGGTGTGTCGTACTGCCCCGTCGAATGGGCTGAAGGCGAGTGGACCAAGTCAACCACCACGAAACCCCAAACGAAACGCGCTCAGGCCGCAGGAGGCGCTGAATAATGGCATCCATCCCCATCGAAGGCGTCAGCGATTCCTGGCTGGATCCTGGCACCTACATCGAACTGAACTTTGCCCAGGGGCCCGCTACGGCCTCTGCAGGCGAGAGGCCCATCTGCCTCGTTATGCCGGTCACGGCGTCCGGAACCTGGACGGCCAACACGATGTATCAGCCCAACGGTGAGGCTGAAGTCGAGGCCGGGGCAGGCGCGGGATCGATGCTGCACCGGGCCTACCGAGCCGCGGCACAGTCGGCTCCGGCGTCCAAGATCTACTGCGTCCCCTACGCCGCCACATCCGTGGGGGCCCCCGCGGCCGCGACGTTCGCCATCACGTGGGCGGGCGGCGCGAACCCGACGGCCAACGGACGAACGACGGTGGAGGTCGGTGGTCCTGGGATGAACGGCGTCCTGGCGTCCTATGATTTCGACATCCTCGACACCCCCACCACGATCGCGGCCGCCATCAAGTTGGCCATCAACTCGGCGACGTGGCTGCCCGTGACGGCCGACAACGCCGCCGGCGTCTTGACCCTGACGGCCAAGATCATGGGGGCCAGCCAGGGTACCGGCACCATCAAGGGCATCCGGGTTCGGACCTACATCGACAGCGGCTGCACACTGACCATCACGGCCAGCGGGAACCTCGGAGACACCGTGGCGGGCGCCGATGGCACCACGACGGAGGTCGCGAACTTCACGGCCGCGCTCGCCACCATGACGGGAGTCCGCCGGTATTGGCTGGGGTCCAGCTTGCCAGCAACGCTCGGTCACACGGCCCTCAAGGCTCACCTGGCCGCCATCTCGACCCCGCGCCCCGGATTCCGGAGCCAGGGCGTCGTCTGCTACACCGGCACCCAAGCAGCGGCCGAAACCGCCGCGGTGGCGCAGAACTACGAGCGCATCACGCTGGTCCACCAGACCGGTACCAACCACGACGCTGCCCACCTCGTGGGGTCCATCATCGGAACGCTGCAGAAGGCCTACGAGGCCGATGCGACGGCGAACCTCAATGGCATTGCGCTCCCCGGAATCGATGCGGCCTACGCGGTGGCGGACTGGCCCGACGGCGACGACCGGAACGACGCCCTCACGGACGGCGTAACGTGCATCGGGTCGAACGAGGGAGGGGCCTACCTCGTCAAGCACGTCACGACCCGCAGCAAGACGACCGCCGGCGGGACCGTCCCGGACCTCAGGGCCTGGGCGGGTCACAAGGTCAGCGGCGCCGACCACTTCGCCGACACCGTGCTGGTCCGACATCAGCAGGCCTTCGCCGGCTACAAGCTGATCGACGATCAGCTTGACGCCAATGGCGCCGTCAACCCGAATCAGGCGTTGCCGCGCAAGACCACCACGCCGTTCTGGGTCAAGCGCTGGGTGGCTGGCATCTATGACGAGTACGGCCCATCGGGGCTGAACCACCTGCAGAACATCGAGGCTTCGAAGGAAGCGCTGCGGGTGGTGCGCGACCCGAACCGGCCGCAACGCACGGAAGCCGCCCTCAAAATCGAGGTCATCGACCTCTACGACCAAGCCACTTTCAGGATCGACGAAGTGTCGGCCGGGTAACGGAGCACCATGGCAAATCAACAAGACGGCGCCAAACTTCAGGTTTTCATGGGGCTCGAGGGCGGTGCCCTCGTCTATCTCGAGATGTGCCAGTCGATCGAGAAGGTCACGGAGTCTGGCAACATCCGGGTCGATACCCTCCAAGGACTCGCTGGCTGGAGCGACGGCAGTGGAAGCGTGAAGCTGAATCTCACGTACTGGGTCCCAAAGGGCGGACCAGAGTTCCCGTTCCAGCAGGCGTGCGCGGCGAAAGCGTACGTGACGGTTCAGGTGGGGGTTGGGTCAGAGGCCTACGTAGGCTCCGGGAAGATCAACACCGAGACCGTATCCCAGTCGACCAATGCCGCCGTCGAGGGCAAGATCGAATGGGAGGGTGAACTCAAGGCCCGCGAGTAGTCATCACCCAGAAGGCTTGAAATCCCCGCGGAGCTGTGGACCGCGTTGGATTGACTATGAGCTAAGCGGCCCCGGGATCACTCACCACAGCTGGGTGGTTCCGGGGTCGTTTCCGATCATCATGACATTCGTGGAGTTTCTGAACGCAAACAAAGAGTACCTATTCGGCTTCATGGTCGGGATTCTGATCGTGTGGTGGACCAAGTGACGCCTCCGAAAGACGTGAAACCATCCGCCCTGTGGCTGAAGCTGCAGGAGACTCCGTGGCCATCTGACGTCATGGACTACCCGCGCAACGGCTGCGAGGCCCGCATCCGGATCCGCGTTCTCTCGCTCGAGGAACAGGACATAGCTAGATTCAAGGCTTTCGACCGCATCAAGGCGCGTCTAGAGTCCAGCGACCTGAATCTGTCGGTGATCCAAGACGGGGTCTACAGCGACTCGGTCGCGAAGGAAGTCCTGGCGCTCTGCTGTCTCGAGCCAGACCCCATTGACACCAACGCCGAGCGCCCCATGTACGCCCGCGTCTTCACCGACGGCGAGATGGTGGGGAAGCTTCCACCGGACGAGGTCCGAGCTCTCTTCACCGCGTTCGAGATGGTCCAGCAGAAGTTCAGCCCGGGCCCGCGCGACATGCGGAGCGACGCTGAACTAGACGCCTGGATCAAGCTTCTGGCCGACGGGGCCGGCTACTACCCTTTAGCGCGACTTCCCTTGCTTCAATTGGCCGAGTTGGTCACGTCATTGGCGACAAGAGCGTTCGCTATTTCCGCTACCCTGGAGTCCCAGTTCTCGGACTTGCCCGATACTTTGAAGTCAGGCCTCGCGCCCTACAATATCGGCACTGGCTACTTTGGCTCGCCGCCTGCCAGTGGGCCCAGCTCTACGACTCCGACGAGCCCGTTCGACGCCATCCAGGATGACTCGATCGATCTGGCGGATGCTGTCGAGATCGCTAAGCGGATGAACCAGTGAGTTCAGCGATGTTCTGGACACCTTAGCACATGCCCGAAATCCTCGAGTACGACTTCCGCGTCATCGGCCTGAACGCCGTCAACCGGGCCCTGGCCTCGGTCGAGCGGCGTTTCGTCGAGCACAACCGGAAGATGACGACGCTCGGGGGGTCCGCGGGCGGTCTAGGTGGCAAGGGTGGAGGATTCCGGAAGACGGCAGCGCAGGAGTCCCGGGAAGCGGCCAACGCCCAGCGCATGATGGATCGCGCCAACCGGGCCGCGGACCTGGAGCGCACCCGAGCGGACGTCGCCCGACTCCGGTCGTTCGAGCGCGCCGAACTCGAGAAAACCCGGACGGTCGAGCGGGAGACCCGAAAGCGGGCAGCGGCAGAGGAGCGCGCGGCGCGGCAGTCGGCGGCGGCGGCCAAGGCGGCGGCTCGCAAGGACGAGGCTTCCAGAGCCCGGTTCCGCTCCCGCACCGCCGGGTCCGTGACGGGGGCGTTCGGGCACGCCGCGGGCACCGTGGGGCGCTTTGCCGTCGGGGCTGGCACCATCCTGGGGGGCATCGGGGCAACGGCTGCAGTGGGCAGCCAGATGCGTCTGCTGGGGCAAGCCTCAGCGCTGGCCAACCAGGCCGGCATGCCGGGACGCAAGGGCGAGATTTTGAACCGGGTGCAGGACATACGGGGCGTGACGGCCGAGAGCGGCATGGGGGCCCTCGAGGGGTGGCAGACCCTGACGGGCGAGCTCAACACGGGCCTGTCGATGCTGCCCCAGTTGGCCAAGACGGCGCTGGCGACGGGGTCCGACTTGACGGAACTCACGCAGGCCGCCGGCAACGCGTTCAACACGCTCGGCCAGGACATTACCGACCCGGTGGCCAAGATGGCCGCGCTCGACAACGTCATGCGCACCATCGCGGCCCAGGGCGCCATCGGGGCCGTCGAACTCAAGGACCTCGCTCGCGAGATGGCCGGCATGGCGGCCACGGCCGCGCAGTTCGCCGGCGGGACCGAGCGGTCCATCCAGGTCATGGGCGCCATGGCGCAGGTGGCGCGGTCCAAGGGCGGCGCGGGGTCCGCGGCAGAGGCAATCACGAGCCTCGAGCGGTTCGCCAGCGACCTGGTCGAGAAGTCGTCGACCCTCAAGGCCATGGGGATCAACGTCTGGACCCCGAAGGGGCAGGGGCCGAAGAAGCTCCGTCGTCAGGAAGACATCATGGTCGACATCCTGACGAAGACGTCGGGCGACCCGGAGAAGATCGCCAAGGTGTTCGGCATCTACGGCAAGCGCGCCGTGGGCGGGTTCGGTCGCATCTACCAGGAGGCCGAGGCGAAGAAGCCAGGTGCCGGCGCCGAGGCCGTCAGGGCCGAGTTCAATCGGTTCCTCGACGTGCGCACGGGCGAGAAGGCCATCCAGGAGCGATACCAGAGCCGACTCGAGGACCCCGACATCAAGGCCGCCGAGGCCCTGAAGGAGTTCAACAAGCAGGTCGGGACGCAACTCCTGCCCGTCATCACCAAGATGATCCCGGAGTTCACAAAGCTCATCCCGCTGTTCACGAGCGCAGCCGAGGGCGTGGCGAAGTTCGTGGGATGGGTTGCCGAGAACCCCTACAAGGGACTCGGCGTCATCATTTCGGGTCTCGTGGCCAAGGACCTAGCAGCGGCTGGCATCGGCGCCATGGCGAAGGCCGCCATCGAGGTCGCGCTGACTACAAGCCTGGGCGGGGGACTGCTGGGGAAAGGCGCCACGGCAGCGGCGCCGGGACTCTTCAGCGTTGGGGGGGCCGGAACAGCGGCGGGGGGAATGAGCAAGGGGGCAGCGGCCCTGGGGACCGTAGGTCTATCGATTGCCGTTGGCACCGCCACGTTCGCCATCACGAGTGCCGTCATCAACGGAGCCTTTAGCCTCAAGGAAGAGGAGGAGCGGAAGGCTGGAGTAGAAGAGGGGCAACGAGGAACGCTGATCAGCGAGGCTGAGGCCCAGAAGGAAGCCAAAGGCGAACTGTCAGGCGACATGAAGAAGCGCCTGAAGGCCGCGATCAAGAAGGAAGAGGACATCGCGGCCGGCAAGTCTACCACGACCGAATTCACGGGATGGCAGCCAGGACCCAACGGGACCATGGTGCCCACGATGGGCATGAAACCCGTCTCGGAGGCTGAGAAAGAGGACGCGCGACGCACAGCTGACCAGCTCCGCAAGACCCTGGAAACTCCCAGTGGACAGCTCCCGGACCAAGGGTTCGGGGTCCGCGACACCGAGTACGAAGGCGGTGGAGTCGCGACATCCCGCATGACGGAAGGCGAGTTGACGAAGAAGACGGCGGCCGAAACGTATGGAGACGCTGGGTTCGCTGACTGGATCGCCAACATGCAGGCGGGCTCTGACAGCATCGTCCAGCTGACCACGGCAGTCGAGAGCGCGGCCAAGAAGCTCAACGACCTCAACTCCCCGAACCGCAGCAACTCCCCCACGGTGCCACGGTGACCGACGTCCTCTCCCCGCTTCCTATCTCGAGTTGGCGCGGGATTGAGTTCCCCGTCACGGACCGGACCGTCACGTTCGCCCACGACACCGTAGACCAGAAGATCCAGTTCCGCAACGGATTCCCCGTCGACATCACGGGGGCGCAGAGCATGCGGTTCCGCTACACGGTACCCCTCGACGAGGGAATCGTACGCGGTCCGTTCAAGAACCTCTTCACTGCGACCCTCAAGAAGTTCTTCGATGCCGTCTACGACAAGACTCCGGGCGTGCTCGTGGACCCTGTGTACGGCGTCTTCACGTGCAAGCCCGTACTGTTCGACGAGAAGCTGCGGGCGCAGATCCGAAGCGGTACCGTTGTCGATGTCGAGTTCGTGCAGCACGTGGAGGTCACGGACGAGACTGAGCTCGAGCTCGCTACCCTGAAGTCCGCGGAGTCACAGGCGGGAGCTCTCGACCGGGAAGTGGCGTCCGCCCCTTGGCCGGAGGACGAGGAGTTCGAGCCATCGGTGGACCCGCTGGCGCAGATCGCGGGGTACGGCCGACAACTCGAGTTCATCGGGAATCGGTTCGTCGCGTTGCTCGACAAGGTCGCGTACCGGACCGAGCGCATCGAGGCCGCAGCTGAGGCTCTCGAGAGCCCAGACCGAGCCGGCATCATCCGCGCTGCTCGGCGCACCAGACTCGCGACCCTGAAGCTCAAGTCCCGTGGTACTAACCCTGGCAAGACGATCCGGCGCCTGCGCAAGAACGCAGACATGACGCTTTCGGCCATCGCGGCTGAGGTCGGGATGACGTTGGACGACCTGCTCAAGATCAACCCGATGCTGGCCACCAAGAGCGTCGTGGAAGCCGGCACGCCCGTCAACTACTGGAAATCTACGTGAGTTTCGAAGGAGAGTCCTTCCAAGCGTCTGGATTCGAGACCCAGGCGATCAACGGATTCGAGGCCGAGCAGCCGCTGACGGTCTACTTCGAGACGCTGGACCTCTACACCAACCTGCTCAAGGATTGGTCGATCACTAGCGACTATCTGATGAGCACCGACGGGTTCAGCTTCACGCTCTACGACCCTCGCCTGACGGAAGAATTCCGACTCGAGATGCAGGCCGTCGAGCTCACGCTGCTCGGAGCCCAACAGTTACTTGGCCGCATCGACGTCACGGAGATCGGGGCCGTCGTGGGCGCCGTGGTGTGCCGGGGACGCGACTACCTGTCGGACTTAGTCGAGTGCAACGTCGACCCCGCGATGGTCATCAAGGCGTCGATGACGCTCGAGGACGTGGTCAAAACGACGTCCTGCACCTGCGGCATCACGGACGTTCTGGGCTCCGACGACGTCCTGCTCAGGAACGTGCGCAGTGGGGCCAAGACCCGCAGTGGATCGCCGAAGGATTTCCGCTCGCTGAAGCTCGAAGACCTCAAGGTAGACCCCGGCACGGGCCAGTACGAGACCCTGAACCGCATCGTGGCCCGCCACGGCGCCACCATGCAGCCCGGGGCGAAGCGGTCGGAGATCGTCCTCGAGGCACCCAACTACGACCAGGAACCGCTCTACGCGATCCGCCGGTCGATGGACAACGCCAAGGGGGCGTCGAACAACGTCATCGAGGGCGTGGCGACCAGCGACTACTCGAGCTTTCCGACCCACACGCTCTTCCGCACCAAGACGGGAGGAGGAGAAAAGGGCCTGACGTCCACCGAGTGCGCGCTCGACATCGCCGACATCGTGGATTCGATCGGTGGAGACTTGGCGGAAGTTGTCCAGAACTCGACGGTAGCGGGGAGAAGACTTCCCAACACCAGCAAGTCGAAGGCGCTCGCCGGAGGTATGCTGTACCGGTTGCTCTACCAGCAGGACTCGGACTCCCGCACGAAAGAGCAACTCGAGCGGGTAGCGCGGCGGGCCCTCGGAGAGCGGCTGAAGGACACGCTGGTCTACCGGGCCACGCTCCGGGGTTCCTCGGACCCGTTCGCGAGCGCCATCTGGTCTACCAACACGATCGTGGACGTCAAGGATGAGGTCGCGAAGGTCAACGAGCCTCTGTGGATCGCGTCCCGCGAGATCAGTTACCAACCGGGGCAGGGTGTCACGACCAAGATCGTGGCGTGGCGCCCGGGAGCGTTCGTCGTATGAGTTCGATCGACATCTGCCAGCTCGGCACAAGCCGCGTCGACCCCAAGACCAACGTCGTCAAGAGCCAGACGTCCCGCGGGCCCGAGGGCGAGGAGACGTTCGGCGAGCTCCCGCACTACCAGGCCCTGGGCCTGACGGCGGTTCCTTGGCCCCCCGACGACACGGGGGCTGCGGAGGGCGTGGTGGCCGAGGGCGCCGGGGGTCTCCCGGGAGTCATCATCGGGGGCCGAGACAGCCGGACCAACGCCATCGTGGGCAACGCCAAGAAGGGTGACACCATCCTGCACACGACGGGGCCCGAGCAGTCCGCGCAACTTCAGCTCAAGGAAGAGAAACGACAAGCGGTCCTGGCCACCAAGGACACGAAGCAGAAGCAGATCGTCCTGAGCCTGGACGGGAAGTCCGATACCGTAACACTCGCCGCTTTCGGGTATGTGATCCAGGTACAGCGTGAAGACGGCGTCAATATCTGTTCAAGGAACGGGAAGAACGGCATCACAGTGAACGACGATGTGGTTCACATCAGGGGCACTGTTGTCCTAGGCGGGATGGCCCCGGTCCCTGGAATGGCTCTCATGATGGGCCCCGTCACGGGGTCACCGGGCGGACAGGCGTCGGTCCCGCTCATCGCCGCCAAGGGCGTGACGATCGGGCAATGAACTTTCGGAGCAAGTGCAGTTTCGTCCTGCCTTTCCCGGCGATTCCGATCCCGAGCTTCAGCATCCCTTTACCGAAACTCCCGTTCTTCACGCTCGACATCGACCTGCCGGGATTGCCCGCTCTGCCGCTGCCCAGCATCCCAATTCCGTCGTTCTCGCTGCCGCTACCGAAACTCCCGTTCTTCACGCTCGACATCGACCTGCCGGGGCTTCCGTCGTTGCCTCTGCCTTCGATTCCTTTCCCGTCGTTCAACCTCCCCCAGCTTCCCAAGCTGCCAACCTTCTCCCTCACGTGCCCCCTGGACTGACCATGGCCAAGACCAACTGGATCAAGAACGCAATCAAACACCCTGGAGCCTTATCGGCACAGGCCAAAGCGGCTGGCATGAGCACCGCCAAGTTCGTCGCCAAGGCAACCAAGAAGGGGAGCAAGGCGAGCGCCAAAACGCAGAAGCGAGCCAACCTGGCCAAGACGCTGAGTACGCTTCGCAACAAGTAGCATGGCCGGAATCGGCGACTCTCCTCTCGGGACATCTCCCGCTGGCATCGGACTGCCTGACGACGCCGCCACGGTGCCGTCTGGGGACTCGACGATGTGCCGGTCCATCGACCCCACGACCCGAGACTACACGGTCGATACCGTGACGGGCCACCTGTCGCAGACGACCCCGGTGCGGCAGCGCGTCTTCCTGCGGCTCCTGACTCTCAGGGGTTCGTCGACAGCGGTTCCGGAACTCGGGGCTGCGATACCGGGCAAGATGGACGAACGATTCACGGCGCGGGTCGTCGCGGCAGTCCACGAGGCGTTGCGCCAAGAGGTCGATGTCGAACGGGTGATGGCGATCCTGTCGGTCGAGGTCCAGAGGAGCAATCGGAGGGCCGCAATCCACGTACGGTACCAGGACTTGACGACGGGTGAACCCGGAGATGTTACGGTCTGATGGCCATCTACACACCCCCCAACAGCAACGCGATCCGCGCGGACTTCCTGAGCGACATCGAGCTCGAATGCCGGACGCTCGAAATCGATGACCCTCCGGTGCAGCCCGGAACCGACTGGTGGCTGCTCGGCACCGCCATCAGCAAGATCGCGCTGGTCTGCTACGCCAACATCGAAGCCCGGGACGCAGCGGCGTCCGAACTGACGGCCACCGGGGACGCGCTGGATGCCAAGCGCGAAGCCCTGGGGCTGCCCGTGGTCGACGCCTCGCCGGCGACGGGGCGAGTCGTCCTGACGGTGGACGGCACCAGGACGCTGGTCGAGGGATCGCAGCTTCTCTACAACGGAATCCGGTACGAGGTCAGCCAGACCTACGTCGGTGTCGTGGATGATGACGAGGTTCTCGTCACGTGCCTGGACCGAGGAGTCTCGGGCAACCAGGTCGCCGGAACCGAACTGAAGTTCGTCTCCCCCCCGCTGGGCATCGAGGAGACCGCCATCGTGTCGAGTCAGGTCCCTCTCACGGGTGGGGTCGACGCCGAGGACCCCGAACGCAAGCGGTCCCGTATCCTGAACGTCCGTCGGTACAAGCCCGAAGGCGGAGCGGGAAAGATCGGTCATCTTCGAGAACTAGCATTCAACTCGCTGGCTTCCCTGCAGAACGTCTTCATCTACCCTGCGTTGGGCGGGCCATCGTCGTGCAAGGTCTCGGTGACGCGAAAGTACGACGCCGCAAACCGCAACTATACCCGTGCTTTGGACGACGCAGCCCTCGCGATCGTCCGGTCAGCAATTCACGCGGACGTTCCGTCACCCGATGAGTACGTCGTGGGAACGGTTGCCAACGAGGCCACCAACATCGCGTTGCAACTCACGATCCCGGACAGCGTCCTGATCGGTGGGGCGGGAAATGGGTGGTCCGACGCTGTTCCGTGGCCCCCGCTAGTCGTCGCAGACTCGGGCCGCGTGACGGTCTCGGCCATCACGGCCAACTCCGTCACGCTATCGGCCAACACCCTGGTGGTCCCCCTCGATGGCATCACGCGCATTGCCTGGTGGTCCTCGGTGGACCAGATGTTCCGCACCTTCACGGTGGTATCGCATTCTGGGGCCGCTGGGGCTTGGGTTTGCGTTCTTGACCGGAGCCCCGTGGACAGCAATGGCACCGCCGCTGCCGTGGGTGACTACATCTCGCCTGCGATGGACAACGCAGCAGGGTACGGCGCAACCTGGCTCGAGTCGATGGAGGCCTTGGGGCCATCCGAGATGACGACGGACGCCGCCAGACTACCGAGAGCGTACCGCGAGCCACACCCGGATGTCGAATCCCCGAAGTCCGTCTCGATGTTGATGATCAAGCGCATGATCGACAAGCATCCTGAGATCACGGACGGCGACTTCGCCTACCGCAGCAAGACCAATCCGACGGTTCCCGCAACAGTTGACCTGCCTCCCAACGTCCTGGTGACGAACCACTTCGGGATCTACCCGCTATGACGACACCCAACGGACATCCTGCGTGGATTCGCTCGAACGATCACGCGACGTACGGTGGTGACCTCAACAAGCGCAACTGGCAGGGCCAGGGGGCCGTCAACGCCGAATCCGACGTCGACGCCCAGGGGTTCTGCCGACTCGCCGAAGACCTCTCGGAATGCATCCGGACGGCGGCGTTCAGCGTCCTCAGTTGGACATGCAACGACACGGCTCCCGCGGCCCCGACCATCACGGCCGTCAACCAGATGACGGGGTATTCGACGACGTACGAGGGCGACGCGGCACCGTCGGGATACCCCAGTGGAGCCCGCAACGGAAACGGTGACTGCACGTTCACATTCCCCGCGATCCCCACGGACGCCTACGGAGTGTCGGAGGCCCTGACGCTTAACCACGCGCTCCCTGGGTCCAGGACCCAGGGCGTGACGGGCACGTCCGTCATCAGTGGCGTAACGGTGCGGGTCAGGCTGATTGACGTCGGGACGGGCACAGCCTCGGTGGACCCCGACGGATCCCTCATGGTGGCCTGATGCCGTTCGGAGGATTCTGCCCACTTCCCATCCGCCTCGGAGGCGATGCCGAGACGGGGTGGCCGGCGGCCGGTCAAGCGAGAGCGTCCTCCGACATGGTGGCCCTGAAGCTCACGGCTCCGTTGGCCATCCTGACGTTCACGCAGGTCACGACGGCGGCCACGATCGATCATTGCCAAGCCCTGTGGGGCATCGGGGCATCGTTCAATCCGACGTTTTCCTACGGCGGCGGGGCTGGGATGTCGGTGTGGACATTCGCGAAGCTCCACCAGGACTCGTACGAAATCGAGGATCCAGTCACGATTCGGCACGCCATTGTTGGAGTCCACCACGTCGGAACGTGCCGGCACGCAACCGCCCGCATCATCCTCCCGAACCGTGTCGACGTCGACCTCTTCGACATCGCGGGTGCTGGGTGTGACGGAAAGGTGTCGTTGTGGCTGTGGTGATGGTTCCCTACGGAAGGCCCGTCTGGTCCCGCCAGGCCAGGATCGGGGACTATTGCGGGTCGCTCGACAAGCGCGACTGCCGCACCGAGACGATCCCGTACGCCTGGGGCGTCTACCGCGAACTTCGCGCCATGCGTGGCTCGGCCTACACCCAGAGCACGACGTCTCTGGTCCACGTCGAGCATCTGGCCATCGCGCGGATGTTCTGCGGAATCCTCCGAGCCGCCGAGAAGCTCGAGAGCAACTCGCTTCCCGGGACCTCCGTCGACAACCTGGCCGAATGGGCCACGATTGAAGGTGTAGCGAGCTACTCCGGGGAAGAGCCCTGGCAGCTCCGGCTTCGCGCCGCGACCCGCTACCGCATCACCGGTATCCCGACCCGTACGGTGGTCGAGGACGCCCTGAGACAGCTGATGGGGTCGGCGTTCTCCAGCGTACTGTGGTCCGACGGTGGGCTACTCAGCACGCCTCCGAGCCCCACGTACTGGCCCGACATCAACGACGGACCCTTGGGTCTCGACTTGGGTGGGGGTACGTGGATGAGCCGCAGGGCTCACCTGGTGGTCTACGTGACCCGAGACTTCGCGCTGAACAGCCAGGAGTTCGACAACCTGGTGCAGTTTCAGATGCGAGACTTGCTTCGCTACATGATGCCCGCGCACGCCACCTACGACTGGGCAGCCGTCGGTGACGGCAGCGACGGGTTCTACCTCGACATCTCACTCCTGAGCTACGACGCGCTATGAGCTTCTCACGAGCAAAGCCTGTTGGGTTCGCGCCTGGCGATCGACTGCTGTCGACCGAGATCGAACAGATCGACGTCAACCAGAGCCGAGCGTTGGACACGTACGCCGGAGGCACCTACGCCACCAACGCCGGTCAGACGATCGGGATCACGACCCCCGTAAGCCTGACCGACTTTCGTGGCACCATCACGGCCACCAATGTCCTGACCGTGATGCCTGGGGCCTACATCGTCTGCCCCGGGTTTCTCAACATCTCGAACGGAGGACTCCAGGAAGTCCAGAACGGCGGGAACGTCAACGTCAAGGGCGGAGGACACGTTCACGTAGAGTCTGGAGGCGAGATAGACCTTGCGTCGGGTGGTATTCTGTACGGGGTATCCGGGTCCGTCGTCAACATCGAGGGGACCTTCACAGCAGACAACATGGTGGACTGCCACGTCAAGACGGGGGAATACCTCGTCATCGACTCCGGAGGTGGGATCAACGCCTACGGCACCATCATCGTCCAGCTCAGCGCCAACATCGACGTTGAAGACGGTGGCGACATCGAGATCAAGTCCGGAGGCGACGTCAACCTGCAGAGCGGTGGCCACCTCCACGTCGCCGACCCTACCAACATCATCGTAACGTCGTATACCAGGAACTTCTACCTGACGCCTTTGGGGGGCGCGGCGGACGGCCTGTACAATTTCGACGTCACGTCGGCATACGGGACGAACATTGGCTGGATTCAGGGAGCTGGCCCAGGCGCTGGAGACCACTTCCAGGTGGGGCTTCAGGGTATCAGCCGGCGAGCTGTCGTTACGGCCGTCGTGATGCATTGCAAAGCCGCTGGTGGGCATGCCGGTCTCCCTACCACGATGCCTGAGATCAGCTTCGGGCAGGAGAACGTCACGACCGGCGTCATCACCAACATTGGGAGTCAAGTCGATACATCTGCGACGACTGGGGTCTATCAGTCCTACCACGCGGTCGCCATCACGCCCCTGACGCAGTCTCTCTACACCAGCAATCCATACGTCGTATCGGTCAAGGGAGAGTCGGGGACCAACGCGGTCGCGGGGTTCGAGGTCTACAGCATCGAGATTGTGTGCGCCTTCACTGCGATCGAGAACGGTTAGCGGTAGACGTGGTCACACCCGCCAATGGCCTCACACCACATCAGGGCGTCGATGTCGGTAAGGTGTGAGATGGCGGGGTCTAGTTTGGCCGCCATGATGGCATCGGGGTGGCTCGAGTGGCCAATACCCAGATGATGGCCGATCTCGTGCAGCGCTATGGTCCGTAGCCGGTCTCCATCCATGACGTCGTAAGCTTCAGCTGTCGCCCAAATGTTGATCGTATGATCGGAACCCTGGAGAAGACCTTCGGTGTCGTACCTACCAGCGCAACGGATGTCGCCTGACGTACAGTCTGGTACCAGGATGAGTTTGTTGTCGGTCGAAAGAGCCTGAGCTGTCCATACGAGACACCTCTCGCCCATCGTGACGTCACACCACTCGTTGGCCGCGTCCCACAGGACGTCGATCCGAGACCGTGCCTCGGGTGAGACCCAGAAGAGGTCATCCTTGGCCGACCCGCATCCTGTCTCCAGGACGACCACCAGGACCAACAGCGCTATCATGCTCCATCGTGTCATGGCGCGAGCTCCTCGGCCATCGTGGTCCGCTCAGACCGCTCGACCTCGACCTCACACACCAGGGTCTCGAGGACGCCATACCGACCATGCCGGATGGGGATCGCCACGAGCCTCCTCTCAGGACGGGCCACGCGGGCCATGGTGGCGGGGCGGAGGACGGCCGGGAGCGATGCCCAGGACTCCGCGGAGTGCCCTGTGCGGGCCACGTAGGAATACTGCGTGGGCGTGATGGGCCCCGGTGGAGGGGTCATCTGGGAGCGTCGGTCGGTCATGCCCCAGTGGACGGTACGGACGCTGAGCCGGATAAGTCACACGCTGAAGATAGGTGAGATAAGGTAGGAATGTCGATCACCGTAACCCGAAATGTCAACCCGGTAGCCGGACAGCCGGTTAGCGTCACGCTCACGCCGACCACGGGCAACTACGTCCGGGTCTGGTGCAGCGCCGCTCCTCTTGGGTCCTCCGTCCAGACCCGCATCGACGCCGAGGCCACCGAGCGCGTCCTGCTCCACCAGGGACCCTCCGCGACGCCCTGGGACGTCACGCTCGACCTGCCGGGACAGTACGTCCTGTCGCTCGAGGAGCTCACGGTGGGCGCCACGGACTACGGGGGAGGGTACTCCGGGTCGCCCGACAGCTACTCGACCGAGACCCTGCTGAGCACGACGGCCTACAGCCTGACGGTGGGCCGGCGCCTGACCTGCCGAGTCGGGACGAGCCGTGACTCCGCGACCCTGGTGCTCCATGTGTGGGGAACGACGGTACAGGCCACGACGCTGGCGGTGCATGGCGAGTCGAGCCCGGCGCTGATCGACCCCACGACGCCCCGGGCGTCCAACGCGATTCTGTCCGCCACGGTGGTCGCGCAGCTTGCGGCGCTGGCGGGCGTTGCGGCCACGACGTTGGCGGGGAACCCGACGACCGTGTTCGGCGACATCCGGACACAGTTCAACGCGCACCTGAGTCACGCGGGGCACGCCGCGTCCGACACCCACAATTCGGTCGTCGCGTCTTACGCCTCGCCGTCGGTGCCGGACCAGATGGCGACGTCCATCGGAGAACTCCAGCGTCGCCTGCGCCAGCACATGACGAATGACGACGGGACCGGGATCGGAAGTGACGTCTTCCACACGGCTGGAGACAACACGAACTCCCTGCTCGACACGACTCCGGGCGACATCCTGTCGAACGCCATCGCGCTGGCGGACTGCTGGCGAGCGTACGAAGCGCACAGGGTGATGCTGTCCAGCGTCCACTCGAGTTCGGATTCCGTCAACGACTGCGCCGCGCTTCCGGCGCTACTCAACCTGCATCGGCTCATTCTGGCCGAACTCGCGAAGCAAACCCCGACGGCAGCACCGACAGCGAACGCTGGCGGCGTCACCCTCGAAACCTTGATGGGAATGAGCTGATGGCTGGCATTTACGGCAACAGCGTATCGGTCGTGATGGTAGCGGGAGATACCGCTGCCGAGAACACGTGGGATGGTTTCCTCGTCGATGAGATGGTCACGCTCGCCGTGACTCCCGCGGGGACGTCCTACTCCTGGGGGATGTCGCTGCCGAACGGCGCTTCCTCGGTGAGGGCGGCCCTGAGTTCGACGACTGCCGCGGCCCCAACCTTCACGCCGGACGTAGCAGGGGAATGGGTTCTGACCTGCCTGGTAAACGGTGTCACGACCTACGTGCTGAGACTCGGCGTGACGGCAGTCGCAACCGTCACGATGCCACAAGTGGCCCGCCTCCAGGCCGTCGCAGACTCGGCCGTGAGCAACCCGAGCGGCACGACGCTCGCCCTCTACAACTCGGCCACACACGGGCTCGTGGTCAAGACGAGTGCTGGAGTGATTTACACGATCAGCAAGGTGGTGGTCCCCTGATGGCATCCTCGAACTTCACGGTCAACGGCTCCTCGCTTCCAGCCGCAATCTCTACCACGTGGGGCGCGACCGTCACGTGCGCCCTGGTCAGCACCCAGGGAGTCAACAGCGTCGCGTGGTCCGTGCTGGGCAAGAGCCGCTCGACGCTCGCGACGCCCACGCTGGTGAGTTCCGGCAGCCCTTCTGGGGCCACCATGACGTTCACGTTCCCGGCAGCCAGCGGGTACGGTGCATACGGCGGGTCTCTCCTGATCCAGTGCGTCGTCACCTACAGCGTTGCAGGCGTGGCCAGGACTCACACGACCAGGGCCGTGATCGGAGTTCCGATCCTAGGAACGACCATGGTTCCAGGTGCCCTTGGCGAGACTACTGAGCGAGGGACATACGGATGGCTCGACCTGCTCAACAACCAACTCGCAGCGTTGAGCGGACTGGTAGCGGCGGGGACGAGTGCGGATGTCGCCGTCACGGGCGGGGGTGGAGCGACGACGCTGTACGACTACCCACTGGCCTCCGTAGCATCCGAGGATCAGACGATCGAAGTAGACCTGCGAATCGAGGTCTGGCAGGCCGCAGACAACGACGCCACGGCCACCATCCACACGACGGCCTACGTGCTCGTGAAAGCCGCTGGTTCGACGATTCTGAACGCCCCAGATACCGAGCAGACGGTGCTAGGTACTCTGACGGCGGGTGTGTCGGTAGCGTTCAGCATCACGTCCAACACGACCTTGCGAACATCCTGCACCAGCACCGTGACCAACATGAAGGCATCCGTGACGGTGGCCCACCTGTCAGCCAGGACCCGGAGCTGATCGTGAGTGTCTACCCCTTCCACGGGTTCCGGTTTGCAGATCCGAAGTCTGCCAAGATCCCTGGGTTGACGTTCGTGGGTTGGTGGTCGTGCCACCATGCCTACGGGCAACGGGTCACTACGGACAGCGGATCTGGAGAGGCTAGAGCGGCATCAATGGCGGCAGTTCAGTCTGCTGGGATTGCGCCATTGGCTCAGTCCGATGATGCGAAGCGCATGAGGTTCTACGACGTCACGATAGACGGCGTTACCGTCCTGCACGGAGAGGCGACTCGGAACAGCGAGTTGATCTCGACGAACGCCACCTTGCTGGGCGCGGTCAGCGGAGATGATCCGTCGTTCACGATCTGCGGTGTTTGGGGCGGGACAGGGGTGTTCGCGTGCCCCATTTCTTGGACAGGCGCCGCGTTCTACGAGTACCCGATGCACATCAATGCGGCCGGTACAGGGCTTCGATCGTGGAGGTACGTTGGCAGTACGTCGGGGCCCACGATCACGAACAGCGCGTCTCTGGTAGCAACTCCTGTGACGTGGTGCCTGTTCCGGAACGCGGACCGCACACAGGACACGTACATCGGGGGCCAGTACATCAGCACCGTGACCCACACAGATTTCGCAAGTGCAACGGCCGTACAGTGTTCTACGGGAGACGCAACCAGCGCCACCGGAGACAATACGCTTGCAGAATGGGCCATCTGGTCAGGTGTTCCCGACGGAGCTGGCCACACTGTTCGATATCGTGCAGTCCAGAGGATTGTTCGATCCATGGGGTCTAGGTTCGGCGGGCTAGCTGGGTAGCGGATGGGGCATGGCCATCAAGATCACCACAAGACCATCGCAGACCCCTGGTGGATCTGCTGTATATTCAAACTACTTGAGGTCCAAAATGCGGATCGGTACTGGCACCGGGATCAATATGTCGACGGGGTCCCCGATGGTAACCATCACGTCTCCGTTGGCGGGGACGGTGTTCGTTGTAGGAATTGCAACGTCGGTGTCACTGGTGGGGAATGATCAGGACTACGAGTGCAGTTTCGATCCCGATTTCGCCAACATCCGTGGGACCATCACGGTCACGGGTAGAGTTGGAACCGGGGACGTCACGGCTGGAGTTGGCGACGCGGGGGAGCTCTCCCTCTACATCCGCGAAGTCGGCGGCACGACGGCCCGGGCCACGCTGGCGTGCACGGTCATCACAGCAGCTATCACGCTCGACCTTCCGGCTCCTGCGACCGAGCTCATTGCTGGCACCGTCACGACGTTCTCGGGAACGTGCACGACGGGCTGCACCGTCGCGCTCTATCGTGCGACAGGTGAGTCGGACAAGATTGCCGACGCGGTAGTCGTGGGCGCAACGTGGTCGTACGATTACGCGCCGTCAATTGCCGACGTCGTGGCAGGCCTTACCGCGGTCTACGCGGTGGCGACCCTGGGTCCGAACACAGCCGAGGACTCTGTGGCCATCACGGTCGCACTGCCGGGTGATCCCGATGCCTTCCACTTCGCGGCTTCGGGAGCATCCTACATGACGCTTTCAGGTAGCGATGTCACTCAATGGCACGACCTTACCCGAAACACCAATCACGCCACGGATGGCACAACACGACCGGTGTTCACCGAACCAGGTGGGGGAGCGGACCCATATCTGGCATTCACGAAGGAGGACGCGGATCGACTGCTTATTCCTTACGCTTGGGCGAACGGACTTTCTGAATGTTCCGTGGCCGTGTCAATGCAGACGCCTGGCTCGGGCACCTACCACATGGTGTGGGACTTCTACAACGGGCTGAAACTGGCATATCTGACGGATGTTCTGTTCATCTGGCATTCCTCGTCTCCCAGTAGCACCGTATCGCCAGTGGTCACGAACACCGACCACACGATCCTAGTAACGTACGATGGATCGATCACCGTAGTCGGTGACCGTGTGAAAGTGTGGGTTGACGGTGAACATCGACCATTGGAGTCAGTGGTGGCGTGGCCAGCTACGCTGGCTGCCAGTCATAGCGCGGGTCGGTTGGGTCAGCGTGGCGATGCTGCGTTCCCTCTCACGGGTCGCATGCACGCATTTTCGAGATGGAATCATGCTCTAGACGAGGCAGAGATTGCCGAGTTCTTTACGATGTGTCGAGCGGAACTTGCGTACACCAGCACATGGTCCGACACGGGGACAACGCTTACGGAGCATTTCAACGCCTCGCCGACACTGGGGGCAGAACTAGCGCTGACAGCGTCAGGTCTCACTGTCACCCCTGGATCACCAGTCACTGTCTACGACAAGGCAGCGTTGCACGTAGCCTTCACGAGTCTACGCAAGCTGGACGCCACGACATACCGCGTGTATTTCCGCAATGGGGCGGAGCACGTAGAATCGACTGGCAAGATCCAATACTGTGAGTCCATCGGCGGCTATGCTGTGTGGGGGGTTCCGGTTGATATCGTCAACACGGTCGGCGTCGATGATCGCGACCCTAGAGTCTGTGATTACGATGGTACCGAGACGATTCTTTGGGTGAAGTACCCGGACGAGGGAACGCTCCAACTGTTCCGCCAGCCCGTTGCTGGCGGGGCGGTTACGAACGTCTGCGGCTACCCTCAGGTAGCTGCTACGCAAGCAGTGTCCTCCCAAGGTCAGGCTGTCGAGGGGGAGGACATCATTGTCACCTATGGAGGTCCAAACACCTACGTCGGGCGGCTGGGCACGGTGATTGCTGGCACAGACGTCTATTGGACGTCAGCACCCAGCGATGGCGGGGGCGATACATACAAGATTTACGAACCTTCTGTACTGCGACTGGCCAGTGGGGATTTGCTGCTCGTGGCTCGCACGGGGCATCCGGCGTCTGCTACTGGACCGTGCTTGCAGTTGCGATCAGCTGATGACGGCGTAACGTGGGCTAGCGCGCAGTTATTCCCGGCCACTCATGGAGGCGAACCGCTGGGCCTAGATTCTCCGTTCGTGTTCCAGATGTCGACGGGTACGCTGGTAGTAGTCGGGCGTCGAAAGTACGCGACTGGAGTCCCGCTCACGCTGCTCTACTCGACAGACGACGGGGCGACCTGGAGCGCTCCTGTGGACCTGTTTGATTTGACGCAAGTTGACTCCGGCTACTGTGGCGTTGTGGAGATCGACAGCACACACATCCTGCTCAGCTACTACTACGACAGCGCGACGGAGATCCGTGTTGTGCCCGTGACTATCTCATGACCCGCGCGCTAGCGCTCGGATTCCTCCTCTCCGCCTGCACCCCCTCGGCGCAGCGGGACGCGGCATTGGCTGCGGTCGTAGCCGGAGCCACAGCTTCAGTCGCCTGCGGCATCGCTAACGGGCAGACACACCACCAGTTCCAGCTCGGAGCCTGCGCGATCGTGGGGGGAAGCATCGCGATCGGTGGCGGGGTCGTACTGCACTCACAACTCGAGGCGGGTGACCGCCAAGGAGATGGTCGATGACTCAAGTACTCGCATTCATCAACACGCATCCGCTCGGAGTGTCGGCGTGCACCGTCGTGCTCGTCTTCGTGCTGCGGCTGCTGTCGCGCTCAGGATACCCGGAGTTCCTCCCGTTCCTGCCTGCGTGGGCAGACCTCACGACGTGGGGCAAGTGGGGATGGCCCGGGCGCATCGGGCAAGGCGTTGTGACCTGCCTGCTCTCGGGGGGCGTCGTGCTTGCCGCGGGGCTCGAGGACATGGTCCTCACCGACGCGGAACTGCAGGCCGCTGGTGAAGCGTGTCTCGGCGCGTTCGGGCTCTGGCACGGGCTGAAGAAGCTCGCTCCGGGGAAGGGGGCCAAGAAGGCTCCGATCACCCTGCCGTCCGTCACGCTTCTGCTGATGGCGCTGCCGGGTTGCGGCCTGCTCCAGAGCGCACCGGTCCAGTCAGGGCTCGCCGCGGCGGAGGCCGTGTGCACCAATACCCTTCTCCGCTCCCCCGACGTCCAGCGGATGCTGATCCAGTCCGGCGTCGTGCCCGAGTCGGTGGCGACCGTCATCGAGTCGGCGTGCGCGGTGCTGGCGGCGACGAAGCCAGGCCTCGAAAGTCTGCTCGAGCAAGCGGACAAGGCGCGGGCTCCCCGTGATCGCGTCCTGTCGGCTGAGGCTAGGAGCCGAGGGCTACTGCCGTGACCCGACTCCTGATCACCCTGATGGCACTGGCCGCGCTCCTCGGGGCGTACTGCCAGAGGCCCCCGTCACCTCCCGGAACTGGCGGGACGGCCGGGTATGGAGACACTCCGGTCCTCACCGGTGGAGCCCAGGGAACGGGCGGCTCGGTGGCGGCGACTGGTGGGGCGGCCAGCACTGGCGGGACGAAGGTCTGCGTCGCCGTCGAGCGGACCTCCCATGAGCCACGCACTCGATCAGTCAAGCCTCGGGTGATCAACGGCGACGACGCGCCGGTCGGCGCCTTCCCATGGGTGTGCAGCCTGCAGACCGGCTCCGGGTGGCACTTCTGCGGTGGGAGTCTGACGGGACCCCAGGAGGTAACCACGGCCGCGCATTGCCAGGTGGACCCCGGGGACGTGGTGCTCTGCGGCCGGACCGTGCTCTCTGGCTCAGGCGGGGAGACGCGCCGGGTACTGGCTGTCCGCAGCAACCCAGGGTGGTCGGCGACCACAAGCGGCGACGACGTGTCTCTGCTTCGGCTCGATGCTCCGATCTCGACCATCACGCCCATCGAGCTCGGTCCGAAGGGAGTGGGTCCGGTCTACATCCTCGGATGGGGAGTGACCGAGTCGGGGACAGGAGCCACCCATCTGCAGATCGCCGAGGCCACGCTTCAGAGCTGCTACCCGTACGGATCGAGCATCGATGAGACCATGCTCTGCGCGAGCGGGGTATCCCCGTCGGGCGGAATCACCGATGGCTGCCAGGGCGACAGCGGAGGTCCTCTGCTGCAGAACGGGCGAGTGGTGGGGGTCACGAGCTGGGGTAACGGGTGCGCGCAGCCTGGATGGCCAGGTGTGTGGACCGACGTCGGAGCGGTGCTCCAATGGGTGGAGTCCTGTAGATGGTGATCGGAGGACACGTGGCATCAGTACATGACGAAGCCAGAATCTACGCTTGCAACGCGGTGGGGACGCTCACTGGACAGGACCCACACTTCAACGCTACCCGCCACCTTGCTGGAGTCGGTCACCTCGAGACCAGTTACGGGCGTGGCTGGAAGGGGGCCGGCGTTGGGTCGTGGAATATCGGAGCGATCCAAGCCGGAGCTTCGTGGAACGGGGACGTGTTCGTCTACACGGACACGCACCCGAATCCTGACGGTAGTTCGACTCCCTACCAGGTCGCTTTCCGCAAGTACCCAACTCCGCAGGCAGGATGGGACGATCTGGCCCGAGTCATGTTCGTGGGGAGGAGACGCCCCGTGCTCATCGCTGCGAGTCGCGGGGACACGTATTGGGTCAGCGAACTGATGCGCGGGACGGGGTACTATGAGGGCTTTGGCCCCACACAGAACGACAGGATCCGCAATCACTACCTGGCTCTGCGACGCGGCATCGTGGCCGCCGACGTTGCCCAAGGCATCGAGGTTCCGAAGGGCTCCCCGGTCGGAGTCCCGAAGACAGTGCGCCGCGGAGACCGAGGCGAGGACGTCAAGGTTCTGCAGCGCGAACTTGGACTCGCGGCAGACGGACTATTCGGTCCCGTCACGGAACGTGAGGTCAATGAGTATCAGCAGCTCGGAGGGCTCAACCCTGATGGCATCGTGGGCCCCGCAACGTGGACCGCGTTGTTCCAGGATGGGTTCGTGCCCGAGGAAGGATGACGATGGACCCACGACACCCTGAATCCGAGGCCCCCGAACCTGGAGCTGTTCCGCGCGAATCTGGGGGTATCAGCGCCCGAATCGCGCAGTACTGCGACCGCACCGTGTTCGATCCCGATCGAACGATCGACGCCCTGATGGCCCGTGAGACGGCCGATACCCTACGTCCACCGGAAGAGGACTCGGACCGTGGGACTCTTCCCCCGGGGAGCGACCCGATCGACGACCCGGCGCACCTGTCGCTTGTGGGGACGATCGAGTCAGGGTTGGACAAGCGTTTCGCCGACATCATGGCCAGCGTCCTGGAGAAGGTATCGGCTGTCCACGTTGAGCTCCGCTCACTCCGGACCGAGATCAACGCCTACGCGCGCCACATGGAGTTGCTCCAGCGGTCCGCAGAGCGTGCCGCGGATGCCATGACGGAGCTCGTGACTCGGGTCGAGCAACTCGCAGACCGTCTCGACAGGACCGAGCACATGTGCGCCCTGCGCCACGGAAACGGAGCTACGATACCCCAGGTGATCGAGTGACGAAGTGGGCCCCTGGTCTTCCGGGGGTTCCGCTGCCACCCAAGCCACCTCCGCGCCAGAGGACTCCCCTCGGCCTTACGGTCCTGACGCGAGAGGCCATCCGACGGGCCACGCCGCAGCCCGGCCGCAGCCTGACGCCTCACACGATATCGGCGTCCGGAGACAGGGACGACGGCACCACCCCCGACTCGCCGGCGGCCATGTGCGCGGCAGAGCACGAGCAGCTGCGTGGCGCCATGCAGGGCCTCGAGGCACGGGCGTACCTGCACGCGGACTCGAGGGTGGAGCAGTGCCGCGCGAAGCGCACGGGCCAGACGGCCCTGTGGGTCACGCTTGGGGCGGCGGTGCTGGCTGCCTTCGGGTCGATCGCGACGGCAGTCGGAGTAGCGACCGTCGACAACGCCGGCGAGAAGGTGACGGCCCGCGCGCTCAACGAGACAGCGACCGCGACGGCAGGACTACAGGGCGAAATCGCGCAACTCCGTCGTGACCTGCAGTCCATGCGGGAGGAACAGCGGCGCGACCGCGATGACCTGCTGGCCCGCATCGCGGCCCGTCCACTGCCGCGCGAGACCGACACCGTCAGGCGCACGCAACCCGCGGCTCCCGTCCACCCTGAGATCGAAAGGCCTAACGACTATGGCTTCTAGAACCTGATTTCCCAGTAGTTTCCCAGATTCATGCCCCGCTGCCCTCACGGGTGGCGGGGAGTTTCTGCGTTCGGCTTGAGCTTCAGGATCGCATCTCGGATCCTTCGCCTATCCATGCATGCTTCGCAGAATCGTGGGCACCCATCGCCCTCAAATGCATCTTGACTTCCAGGTAGCGCTTTGCATGTGTGATAGGGAGCCGCAATGCGGGCTGCGGCCAGCTGCGCTGCCCTGAAGCCTGCCTCATAGTCGGTCATGTCCACCTCGTCTCCGGCCTCTCAGTCGGTCACTTGACTCGCCCGGACCGTGCCAGCGCCCGCTGCTCACGCCTTCGCTCCGCCGCGGTCTCGCGGAGCCGCTCGCGGTTGATTCGGCGCTGGCGGGCGGCCTTGGTTTCCGCCGGTGGCTCCGGGGGCTCCTCCGGGACGACCAGGGTTGACGCGGCGTAGGTGCGGACGGCAACCGGGATACCGCACACCGGGCACCGATCGCCTCTGAGGTCGATAGACGCGGTGGTCAGGCCTACGGTTGGCGTCGTGTCGACGGCGTAGCTGGAGTGCCAGCAATGCACGGTATCCCACGCCGTCATGCGACCCTCCCTGACCCGCCGGCTAGGTACCGGCCGAGCGCCTGCCAGTTGCTGGGTAGTAACCCCAGCTCCCACGGAGCGAATTTGATCTTCGGTGGAAACACGCTTTTCTCCTCTGCGCACACAGTGAGGTCCTGCGCGAGTTCATTCCAGAGCGAGGAGGCTGGAGCGTCCCCAATAGACTCGAGGTATCCGGACACTGCCGCAGCCATGACAGCAGCGTCGTTCGTGGACTTCCTGGTGAGCCGCCGCGTTCTGTCGCGCATCATCAGGAGCCTCAGCACAGGGTCCACGTGGGACCGGTAGGCTCTGCCGCCGATATTCCGCAGAACAAACCGCTGTGCTGTGGCACAGTCTGCCCCGAGACGAAGCGCGGGCCTCACGCGACCCGCCGCTTCCACACGGGCCAGGCCGCCACGCGCTTCTCGGCCCGCTCGGCCCCGGCCAGGACCTCGGCGAGCGACAGGGTCCGGGGGACGCGCCCGAGCCACACAGTGGCCTCCACCGTGTCCGCCAGCGCCTCCAGGACCTCGGTGTCCACCTGCCTGGCCGCGGCTTCCACGGCTCCAGCCAGGCGGTCCAGGGCGGCGGTTCTGCGGGGGTCGTGGGATTCGTCTGTGTGGGCCATGGCGGTCTCCTGGGGCCCAGCGGGGCCCGGCTAGCGAGGGTACATGCCTGGAGTATGGGCCGAGTGTGCCGGCTGGTCAAGTGGGTGGCCAGTGGTAGACTGCCACCCTGGCCTCGCGACCACCGACGTCTCGCGTCCCGACCGCTGAGGGCCTGAGGACCGCCGGCCCGAAATGGAGGGTGGCTTCGACCCCGAAAGCCCGGGGCTCGTGGCCTACCGGGCTGGGGTGCCGGGCGTTCCCAGTGCTCATTCGCTGGCGAGCCGCAGAGCTCGCTTGGAAACGTTTTCGAAGCCCTCTTGGATCTCGCCGTACGACGGAGAGCTGTCTCCGTCGTCTCCGACGACCGCGATTCGGTCACCGCACCAGCTCCCGATCAGTCCGTCGTCATTGTCGTACCGGTCCGGATTGTCGGCGAGCAGGAAGGCAAGCGCCGCCATCGTGCCGTCGCTTGAGTGGCTGAACTCGCCGAGTTTCAGGCCGTCGTTGAACACGTGCGGGTGGAGGTATTGCTTCTTGTCCAGGTTCGCTACGACGAAATACTGTCCCATGGTGGTCTCCTTCAACTCCCCAAACCCCCGGGCTCATTCGCGAGCGCGGGGGCGGGACGGGGGTGGGCGGGGCCTACTTCACAAGCTCCAGGATCGCCTCAAGCTGCGCGGCCACCTCGTACCCAGCAGCCTCGAGGCATGCGGTCAGCTCCTCAGTCGTGCCGGTGGCCGTCGTCGTCTCCCCGTGCTCATCGTAGCGCACGCTGCGCGCCTCGGGTGGGAGGACCACCGCCAGATGCTGGACCCGCAGGTCGAAGCCCACGGACAGCGGGGTGACGTCCAGGTCGGTGATTTGACGATTCGACATGTGACTCTCCTCGAGTTGCGGGGCGCTCCTCGCGCCCCGTCACCTCCGCATCGGGCAGCGTGTGGGGATTTCACCCACGGACTCCACCTACTGGACCCGACCTCGGTCGGTGGCGCTATTCGATGTGACCTCGTCGACCTCCGCCGGAATCGGCGGTCTTGACTTGGGGGTCGTCCCTCGTCTGGAGTTGGTCACTCTTGCCTAGCTCACGCTGCCCGATGCGGCGCTGAGTGAGGGGCCCCGCGGGAGGCCCCAGGCTCAGGGTCGGATCAGGCGTTGGCCTCGATGTGCCGAGCCAACAGCTCAGCGACCTGGTCCCGGTCCGCGGCCGAGAGTCCGGCACACATAGGAGACGACGTCACGTAATCCATGACGTTCCCAGCAAAGTCGACGAATTCCTGGGGGCTCTGACTGCCGACGTAGGTTTCCCATGCTTCGTTCTGGGTCATGTTGTCGATGGTGTCGATGGTTTCGATCGGATCTGGAAACATTGTTCTCCTGTGGTTGATGCGGCGCTGAGTGAGGGGCCCCGCGGGAGGCCCCAGGCTCAGGGTCGGATCAGGCTCAGACGAGCTCGACCCTCCACTCGCGGCCAGACGAGTCGGTCCCCCAGGAGTCGTACCGGGTCTCGCCAGAGCCGGGCTCCGAGTCGTCCTCACACTCGGCCGCCAGCGCGTCGCGGAGCTCGTCCGAGTACTCATCCGAGTAGGTCTCGCCGGAGGCGGCGGAACAGGCGATCAGGTAGGCTGCGCGGGTCTGGGATTCGGTCATCTGGGGTCTCCTTGCCGGCTCCTCGCCGGGTCTACTACGCCCTCAGGCCCGCGACCTCTCGGCCGCGAGCCCTGGGCGGCCCTGATTCCCCGGGCCTCGGTAGCTGCCTGCGCGCCAGGCCTGCCTCGCGTCCACCCTGTCTAGCCCGGGTGGCCTCATCTGCCCGCTGTTCCCTCGGGCCCGGCCCCAGTTGCCGGGGACGCCTGGGGTATATGCATCGTGCGTGCCACACACAGAAACTAGCGCGGACCCCACAGGCCGGTGCTCTGTCTGGGTCATTCCTTACCCACGGTTTTCCCGCGAAACATGGACTTTACCGGTCTTTCGTGGGTGGGTCACCGGAGCCCCCTGGTGGGTATCTTGTGACCCATGCTGCCACCGCGTGGTCCGGGTGACGTCAGAGCGACGGAGCCCGTGCTCCTGGAGGACGAGGGCCACCATGGGCTTGGCCTCAGCCGCCCTGTAGAGCGCGTCTCGGGTCGTGCCTAGCTCAGTGGCCACTCTAGAGAGAGAGCCACCGTGCGAGTCCAGGAGGCCGGCTAGCGTGCGCAGAGCGTCGTGCTCGCCAGCGCGGAGCCGGAGGAGGAGGATTCGGGTTTCGACGGGCTGGTGGTTGGCCATTGATGGGTAGTGTAGCACGAGCGAGGCACAGAGCGCCTACCGTGCCCGTGACGGCTGGGGTAACGGAAAAAGCTCCTCCCCGCTTCCGGGCCACCGCCGCTCGGCCTCGGCTCTGCATTCCTCTAGGTGCGTCCCGTATGGCCATCCGGCTTCCGAAGCTGTAGCCGCCAGCAGAGAGCAATACATGCGCCTCGCCTCGTCCCTCTCAAACAGCGCCGTCTGCAGGGCGCCCCACCGCTCGCCGGCCAGCGCGATCATGTGGGTCAGCTGCTGCTCGAGCTCAGCGATGCGGGATTCACGGGTAAGGGCACACGCTGGGCACAGGATCGGAATGAGTATCGTGGAGGCCGAGTGGCTCGGGAGGACCACGTCGCTACTGCACCCGTCGCATTCGACAATCTGGTACTGCAATTCGAGCTCCTCCGCGTAGTCCCGCAGTTTGGCCACCACCTCGGGCGCCCTGTCGGTGCTGTGTGCCCAATCTGCCCATAGGTCGCGTGCTTTGCTCATCAGTTCATCCTCTCTCGTGCCAGATCCCGAAGCAATTCGTCGAGCTTCCGGCGCGCAGCTGGAGGCAGTGAGTCTCGTTCTCGAATGAGATCGGCCAGGATCTGGTCGAGCATTCTCTTGAGCCGAGGGTTCACGACTCAACCCTCCGATTCCACCTGCGCTTCGCCATTGACGTCGCTCGGGCTGAGGTTTGATGGTGAGTCACGATCTGTAACCCACACCCAGCACACTGCACCATCACCTCCCACAGGCTAGCAGGTATAGGCTCACGCACGACGACAGCCTTCGATCCGCAGCACGGGCATGGCTTGACACGCCGTTGATCTATCACGACTCCACCTCGATTCCGAGCGCGCGAAGGTCTCCCGATTCGACTGGCCCACCATGGACAGCTCGGACGATCCTCTCCGCCTGATCCGAGCTGAGCACGACCGATCCCATCGGTACCACCATGTCTCCGGAGGGAACGATCTGCTCTCCATCCCGGA